AGCAAGTATTCGTTAGTCTTTTCACATCCAATACAATTAAATTCCACTTTCTTTTCTAAACGCGGAATTGCATTTACAAATTTCATAATATTTTCAAATTGTTCATTAGTGAGCGATTCTAAAAATTTCTCAACTTCTTCACGTGGTTCATCATCAAATACTATATTTTCTTCTTCAGTCATTAGGCTATCTAAACAGCCAAGTGTAAAATGATATATGGTTTTTGATACCGGTGTTTCAGTATCTCTAAACGATTCATCGAGCATATGCTCATATTTTGGGTATCGTAGCTTTAAAGTATAAGTATCATTTAGTTTAACCGTATCAGATACAGTGTTATCAGTTACGACTTCAATCTGTTCAAGATTAATTGTAACTTCATTTTCTACTTCACATCCATCACATTTTACGAGAATAGTAGAAGTTTCACCGACCGACTTTGATCGAATTTGTGTAAACATGTATTCTACATCGAAAGTAGAAAGCTTATCTACATTTACTTCATCCAACATACAAGAATTAATTGTACTTGTAATTGCATTTAAAACATCTTTTTGATTTCGTGTTTCAAGTGCAATAAGCAATATCTTTTGTTCTTTTACGAGGAATGGCCTAAACTTTACTTCCTTTTTAGTTGATGGTATAGTAAGAAAGTACGAAGGTACTTCATTCACTTGGGGTAATGCCATTATAATGTTCTCCAATTTTTATATGACAATTGTACAGTAAGTTCCATTACTTCTCCGGCATTACTGTTTAGCTGTTGTGCTGCCATTGAAGTAGGGAACGCATCAATCAATCTAACACGGCGTGTTGCGGCTGTGTTATTTAATATATCGTCAAAAGGATTTTCAAGAGATAATTCAAAAATATCTCCTATTCCTACTTTTAAATCGTTTGACTGGAATTTATAACTTTTTGAATATTGGTTAATCGTAACGTCATAGCAATATTCTTGTGGAAATACTAATGAGTTTTCACCTGGATTTACGATAATTGTTTGCCAATGTTCAAAATAATCTTTTACTCTATGATTGTTCGGAACATAGAAAGTAAGAGTAACATCGTCTTGATCATACCCATAAGCTTGCTTTACAGACTTCATACCAATCTGACGTTCATTTGTAAAGATTTGACGACCAGGCAAATTTACTTCTTTACAAAAGAGATTAAGTCTATCTGCAGTTTCTAATCCTTCTTGTGTAAGTGCTGGATTAGCTCGAGAAAAAAGCCGAGGTAATTCTACTGAATATAAGTTAGAAAGCGCAAGGCCACCTTGTATATTTGCTTTAAATGTGTCGACGCTAAAAGACATTAGATCATTTTCCTCGAATCTTTATACACTGTAGATCTTCCTGATTTTTGGAAATCAGCTGTCGGTAAGAACGTAGCAATTTCCCATTCAGGTGGAGGTACATACGCAAATCTACTTTTGACGTGTTCATTAAGATAATGTTTAAAACATGGCTTATAATATTTCAAAGACGATGCACGTTTTAGAGTATTATATCTTACTTGGAACTTTGTAGTATCATCATAGCTTTTATTATTTGTAATATCAATTAAACCATCAAGCATTCTTGCTCTTAATATAGGTGGAAGATAATGTAAATTTAATCCATAGAATCCGCCTGGTGCAGGACCAACAACAATGGTTAATGGAAAGCTATCGTAATACGGTAATGTATCTTTTGTTTTTGGATCATAGAAATACATGTACATATTTCCAATAATACCACGACTTCTTAATTCAACTGGATCCTCTCTCATCAAAGCATTACGATTTACTCGACCCATTGCTTGTGCTTTGCGTCTAAACCAATCCATTGATTCTTTTGTTCGAGGAGTAATTCCAGCTCTAAAGGCTTCATACTCTAGTTTTTGAAATATATTTGTCATACGACTATTTATATACTATTTCTTCTTTTTTCTCACTGGACCAAGCGGCTTTAATTTCTTTAATGGCTTTGGCATTATTTTCATTTTTTGTAAAGTATGTTCAGTCCATACTTGAAATTCCCATCCACGATCTTTTGCAAAACTATCTGCTGCTTCCCACTTATTCATGTTTTTAACATAAGTATATGCTTCATTAATATATTTCTTAGTACGCTTCGATCCTGTGGGTGGTTTCGTTTCTTTGTCTGGTTTAATTTCAACAAGAAGTATACGATCTTCTAATATAATTTTTAAATCAGGAAAGTATCGATGATAGCGTTTATCACCATCATAGTAATATGGTACAACGATTTCTTCGCTAGACCATGATTTTACTTTTGGATTTTCATCACACCATTTAAAGCAATGCCGTTCCCACATCGATCGAAATACGATATTATTGGGATCACCGGCATACTTCTTTGGATGTTTAGGTTTGTATTTACCGGAATATGCCATAGATGTATATAAATAATTAAAAACTTTTTCTATTTATGTGAGAAACTATGGTTTTAAAAACATCAGTCACTGGCCCTTGGGGGACAATACAATTTCCTCTTGAAAACACAGAAGAATATAAAGGATGGATTACGTTTCAGCCTTTGTATGAAAGTCCTCCTACTATCAATACAAATGGTGCTACTGTAAATACGGAAGGTGGTGCTATAGATATTATGAGAGATCTCGCAACTTTATTTTCTGAACTAACAATTGAGGGAAAGGGCATAAGTCGACTTGGAAATCTTATTTGTTTAAATTTGCCAACTGCAATTCAAATTCAAGATAGAGTACAATTTGATAATAACGCAGCAATTGGTGGAGCAGGTGCAACGTTTGAAGCCGCGGCCAATGCTGGTGCATCAAACGTAGCCGGACTTGCTCTAAAAACTTTAGCTGGTATTACAGATGTTGGCGATCTTTTAGAAAGAATGAATGGTCCTCAGGCTGGTGATATTGGTAGACTACTAGCCGCAGTTGCAGCAAACAAGGTGCCTGGAAATAGATTTGGTAATACGGTAACTAATACGTTGCAAGTTACAACGAACCCAAATATTCGTGCTATTTTCAGAGCAGTAAGTCCACGTGAACACAGTTTTAATTTTAAGTTTTTACCGCGTAGTCAAAGTGAAGCACAAAATGCGGAAAGAATTGTAAAAGAGTTTAAAAAGAATTTATATCCAGAAACAATTAATGTAAAAGGTGTACCTGTTGGATATAAATTTCCTCCAAAGTTTTTGATTCGAATGATGTACGGAGATCTTGCGGCAGAAGTTGATGCAATTACTTCTGCTCGAGCATTTGCATCTGGAACTCGAGTAAGATATGTTGGAGATAGATTACTGCCTGCTTATCTTACGAGTATGAGTACAACGTTTAACCCACAAGTTGCAGCGTTTTATGCGAGTGGACATTTCTCAGAAATCGATCTTACATTAACATTTACTGAAGCAAGAGCTCTTAGTTATGAAGATATTGAAGGTGGATTTGATGATTTTGGTAGAAATAAATACGATTTTGAAACTGAAATAAATTACAATAATAATAATGAAATAAGCTGGACTGATCCAGATGGATATGGAGTAGGATAAGATATATGTCTAGTTTTTTTAAAAATTTCCCGGCTACATCTTATCGATTTGGTAATGGATTAGATCCGGTATCTTTTCAGAATTTAAGTGTTTATATTGACTTAGTCGATTTAATAAAAGATAATGTAGCATTTTATCGATCTATTGTAATTTTAGAAGGTGATAGACCTGATCAGGTATCTTTGAAATTATATGGCACTACCGATTATCATTGGACGTTTTTCTTAATGAATGATAATATTCGTGAAGGCGGTTGGCCGTTGACTGAGCCAGAGCTTAAAGAGAAAGCCGCACAGCTATATCCAAATACTGTATTAACGACTCGAAATGAATTGACTTCAATATTTAAAGTAGGTCAAATCGTAACTGGATCACGATCTGGTTCGACCGGTACAATTGTGCATCGTAATTTAGATTTAGGTCAATTACACATTAGTGGAAAGCAAACGTTTTTTAATACAGAAACAATCACGTCTCAGGTTGGAGATGAAGTGCAGTCCGTAAATTTATCAGGTGCAGTTGATGAAATTAATGCAGTAATTTTCTATCGTGACGGAGATTCTAAAATTGTTGATGTAGATCCATATCAAGCACCAAGCAGTCTTGTTACTCCTATTACAAATATTGAATATTTAAGAGAAAAGAATGATGAGCTTAAAACAATTCGAGTAATTAAACCTTCGGCGATTGAAGACATCTTTAGACAATATCAACAAGAATTGCTTGCATAATGCCAGAATATCCAGCTCATGATCCTCATTTATATGATATAGAAGAAGTTATCGTTGGAATTAACAACGATAGAGGTGGTGATTCATATAATATTACTACTGATGTCGCCGAGATTGTATTTTACGAACATCTCGAAAAAATGTATATTACGGGATCAATTACATTTACTGACCATGCAGCGCTTGTAGAAAATCTCGATATTTCTGGTACCGAATTAGTAAGCATTCGATTAAAGTTATTTCAATCAAGCTATTCTGTCACGAAAAGCTTTATTATTCGTGAAATCACTTCTACGGTACCGGTAACTGATACTGTCGATATGGTTACATTTGCTTTAATTGATTATGATGCATTTGTAAATACACTCTTAAATGTGAATAAAGTATATGAAGGTCGACCAGGAAAAATTATTTCTGATATATTATTAGATCATTTTGGTTCTACTAAAAGATTATTTAGAACTATTGATGAAAATGTACAAGCCGATCTTTCTTCTGAAATTCCAGAGATAGCAGCAGAAGCACAGGCTGCAGCATCTGCGAATGAATTACAAGGTCCAATGAGATTTATTGTACCAAACATGAATCCGTATGAAGCGATTGAAGTAATTCGAAATAGAGCTACTAATCTTATTGGCGCGCCGTTTTATGCATATGCTTCGTTAGTTGATAAGAATATTCGATATTACGATCTTCAAACTTTGATTAATGCTCCGGCCATAAACACTCGGCCTTATCAATTTGGCGGTGCTTTGGCTCAAACTGCAGGTGGAATTGGAGATGAGCTATCTGTTCAGTTAACACATGTAGATCAGAAAAATGTAGAGAATACTTTACAATTCATTCGTAATGGTGATATTGGGGCAAGCTATGAATATATTGATCCTACATTATCTACTGATTATAAACTAGCATTTGATGCAAAGCTTGCTTTAAATAAACTTTGGTCAACTTCTTCTTCTATTACAAATGGATTTACTTCACACGTTGATACAGTAAGTACTTTTGGCGGAAGAACGATGAATGAATTCCAATCAAAGAGAATGGCTTATGTGGCACCATCATCGACATTCGATGGAGTAAATAATATATATGAAGAAGGTAACGCTGCAGGACATGCAGCAAAACCAACAGCAAAATCTTTGCGTAATCTTTTAGGAAAATATAGAATTACTGTCGATGCACCTGGTAGAAATTTTCTGCCAACTAGTAAGTTCGATCATTTCACAACTGGTAAAAATATTAATATTCAGTTTATTGCAAATAATGATCCTGCACAAGGTGGAGAATTCGATCAGAAAAAATCTGGCAAGTATTTAATCTATTCATGTAAGCATGCATTTACAAACGGAAAATATTCTGTAAGATTAAACTTAGCTAAGATTACACGAACAAGAGGCGACTTTACACCATGATACAAAATTATGGCGATCAGTTTAGATGGTTTATTGGTGTCGTAACTCAGAACGTGGATCCTATGCAATTAGGTCGTGTTCAAGTAAGAATTTACGGTGTACATCCTGATGTAGAAGAAAATTTACCAAATGCTCAATTACCTTGGGCTACAGTAATGGCGCCAACTACAGAAGGTGGTACATCAGGTGTAGGTAAAATGCCACAGCTACTTCCTGGTTCTCAAGTAGTTGGTTTCTTTATGGACGGTAAAACTTCACAGTTACCATTAATTTTAGGCACTATTCCTCATATTGAAATACCTTCTCCAATGCAAGTAACACAAGCAAAATATGCTGGTGTAGGCTATGGTATTGGTCAAGTTGATCCTTCTCTTGCTCGTGCTGCAGGACTTGATACTCAGACTACTTCTACAAAACCACAATATCCGAGTAATGTTTCACCCGCATTTATTGAACAGAATATTAGAGCAGAAGCAAGACTTCGTGGCATTGATGAAGACGTGGCTGTCAAAGTATGGAAATCAGAAGGATATGCTACATATCAATCATCAATACCTCGTACAGGAACAGGATCTTATCAAGGTTATGAAGCATCATTCGGTCCATATCAACTCTTTACTGGAGGTGGTTTAGGTAATGATTATGAAACAAGAACTGGAAGATCTTTAGCTAATGATAATACGCCTGAAGGTGTAGTAAAACAAATACAGTTTTCTTTAGATGCAGCGGTATCTCAGGGATGGACGCCTTGGTATGGTGCCGCGAAAGTTGGTGTAAGTTCTCGAGAAGGACTAAATGGCGCTACTGTGAAAAATAACTGGAGATAATAATGGCTTCAACGATTAACTCAATTAATTCTACCTTATCAACAATTAATGCTCGAATTCCAACAACCGAGTTAAGTCAAGCTGGTCAAACTGTACAAAACCAATGGCAAGCAGGATTTACTACTGAATTAGGAAAAGTAGTAGGAGAAGTAATTGGCGGATTTCAAGCTTTAACTCAAGTTGTTGATCAAGTTGTATCAGGACAAGTATTTGGTAATGCTATTGTTCGATTAACAAGCGATATTCCTGGAATTGATTTAAGCGGAATTATTCCTACAAGTACAATTACCGGTGCGCACGGAGAAGTTATTTCTCAGGGTACGGCATTAAATCGATTAGCAGGTAGTACAGTTGCTCCAACAGGATCAAGATACAGATACTATGGAGCATCAAATACAAATGCATTGAATGCGATGTTAACTTTAGCAAGCGCTAAGCCTTTGACTCAGGTTTTAGGCGTAGTAGCATTAGCTCAATCAGGTCAATTGAAAAACTTTGTTGAAACTGCAGCAACTCAAGCTTTATCTGCAGTTATTTCACCTGTTATTTTAAATTTTCAACAACGTGTGAATACTACTATTAATAACGCGTTAAACGGATTTATTCAAAACGTAGTTGATTCAATTGATGGTCCGCTTGAGGATGTAATTGTTGGACTTGCAAATGGTAAACTTAAAGCAGATTCTTTAGCGTTAGCCATGGATGCTTTAAAGCAAGGGGATTACAACACCGCGGTTAGACTTGTCGCTTCGGTATCAACTAATCCAATTTCTCAAATTGAGGATATAATCTATGGTTTGAATCTCGGAGTATCTTCAAGATTAACTGCTGCAGATGCTCAGGAATATGGTAGATTATCTGGTACAACACTATCAATTCCAAACTATAGCGTTGGTTCAAATAGTACTGGTTGGAAGTTTGAAAATACAAATACTACTCCTACAAATACAACCGAAGCTCAGTATGAATTTGAAGCAATTCAAGGATTAAATGAACTTGAATCTGAGTTTAATTCATCAAACAGAGATATTACTGAAATCGTATTTCACTGGTCAGAAACATTTGCTGATCAAGATATTGGAGCTAAATGGTTACATGACGAAGCAGTAGCCGCAGGAAATAGAGGAATTCCATATCATTTTGTAATTCGTAAAGATGGCACAATTGAACGAGGCGCGCCAATCAATACAAAAGTAGAACATATTGTTGGTAATCCAAGTCATAATGAATTAGCGATTTCAGTTTGCTTTGTTGCAGGATTTACTGCAATGTCAGGTGAATCTGGTTATCAAGCTACTCTTTCTGATGCATCTATTAGTTCTGCACAGATGAAAACATTTGATGATATGATAAGTGTATTTTTAAAAGTGTTCCCAGGCGGTCAAATCTTTGGTCATAATAGTATCGAAACTGATCGAGAAGATCCAGGATTTGATGTACCAGCATATGTTCGTGCTTGTTTTGGTCATAATAATGCGAGACCAGGTACTGCTGCAGCGCTTACACCTCCTCAAATTACAAACTCTGAACCAATTGATCCGGAGATTGAAGATCCAATTGATGCTGATGAAGATGAATTTGTAAAAAAAGAAGGCGTGATATTAGATCCTGCAGAGAGTAATGCATCGTTTGTACAACCTACTGCAAAAACAAATATCCAGCGTACATTGGGCGTCTTCTCGAAGATGGAAGAAATTTATGGCGATAAGCTTACAATCACAGATGCAATTCCTGCTAAAAATGGTACAAGAAGTCCTCAATCGCAACACTTCTATGGACGAGCGTTAGATGTAAGAATTACTGATAAAACAAATGCACAAAAAGAACAAATGCTAAAAGCAGCAATATCTGCAGGATTTACTGGCTTTGGTTTAGGTGAATATATT